GTGCGGCAGGCGGAGCTAGGTTTGCCTTGCCGTCGTCAACTCTGAATATGCCGAGGCTATCCTGCTCGCTAACGCCAAGCTTCAGCGCATCTTCCTGACTAATCTTGTTAATGACCCTCGCAGCCCTCGCCGCCCCGATAAGCGAGCCGGCGCCCCTCACGCTGTCTACCGTCGCCTCATCACCATTTGTTTTACGTATGTGATGCACCAATCCGACACTACAGTCCGTCGCATCGCAGACACGCCGCACCGCAGAAACTGCCGCGTTCATTGCCACGTTATCGTTCTCGTTGATCTGATTGGCCCCAACCCACGGGTCGATAAATGCCACCCCGATTTTATGCTGCTCAATTTTTCGAATCATGTAGTCAACGAGCTCGTCATGCACCTCGATCCCGTCACGTCCTTGGCTCGCAAACATGATCTGCATGTCACGTCCTGCGTCTAAAAACAGCCTGCCTTCAACGTCTTCTGGCGCAATGTTAAAGTGTAGCATTGCTGCAACTAATCTACGCTGCATCTCCTCTAACGGATCTTCGAGGTTCACGACCCAGACGTTACACTGCTCTCTAACCTCCTCGCCAAGTAGCGGCTTACCGGTGGCAATGGCCAGAGCCTCGACGATTTGCATCGACGTCTTGCCGACGCCTCCGGCGGACGCTAATACGCTGACGTTGGATCTAATGTAATGATTGCCATAGATCCAACGCCGCGCAGGGATCAACTTCGGGTCGATCCAAGTGAAGGGCGTCGGCCACTGCCTCTCGGCCTCTAATGCCTCTTGCACTTCCTGTTCCACTGGTTTAGCTACCGCGAGTGCTTCACGCAGCTTGGTCTCACCAACTTCGCGTAGGTAGTCGTTGGCGTCCTTGACGTTATCGACGCCAAGTGCGTTGAAGCGCACGACATACACACTTGTTGACCCGTCGCCACTGAGCACGTCTGACACGGCGTCTACGTTTAGATCTGGGTCGGCGCATATCGTAACATCTGAGGCTCTTGGCACGTTGTAAGTAGACATGCCGGCCTTGCCAAACGTACACACCACCGTCGCCTCATCACGTACGCTTTGACGTACGCTTAATGCATCCTCTGGCCCTTCTGTCAGTATAATCGCCTCACCATCGCCAACGCGCATGACGTTGCCTGCCATCACGCCTCGGCTGTACTTACTGATGCCGTTGTGCTCGCGCTTACGTCCCTCGGGAGTAAGCAATACGCTCTGTATGCCCTGCACCTCACCTGATTCGTTCATCGCAGGAAAGATAATCGCAGGGCCGTCGTACACGCTTGGGCTAAACCGCGCTATGTTTGTGGCGGAGCTTGCTCTGAGGCCACGGCTGTTAAGATATAGCAGCGCAGGTCTTACCGCATCCTTGTTTTCTCTGGTGATCGGTACGCTTCGCTCCCACGTCTCGCGCGCCTTCTTCATTTTGTCGTTGCGCGTCTCATCGTCTCTGGCCAACAGATCCGAAGACGCGAGCTTACTGATTAGGCGGTCGAACTCGCTCGCCGTGTACGGAATAGCCTCCGAGTTTTCAAGCTTCTTCGGATTATCTCCGCCACGCTTGAAGCCTGATCCAATGGTCGCCTTTATCTCTAGCTCGTTTAATCCGATTTGCTTGGCTGCCCCATGCAGATCCACAATGGCGGCGTCTAATAGTGCAGGCGCGAGGTGCGCGTGCCTTCCGAGCGTAAAGGCTGCCTTGTTTAGCACCTCATTACGCCCTCCCTTCATGGCGTGTACAACGTCTCCCAAAACGCTCTCACGGACCTTCTGAAAATATGTTTCACTCATCCTGTTTATCCCTGTTTAATGCGACGCCTCGTGACAACCACTGAAGGTGGAACTACGTTTCGAGGCGTCGCTTGCCCCTAGTTAAAACCGAAGTCGGTTTCAGTTGAGGCGGTCGGCGGAGCACTTGGAGGAGTAGCCCCCACCGCAGCCGGAGGAGAACCAACAACCTCCGGTTTCGCTTCGGGCTTGTCGATCCATGTGCGGATATTAAACCCAATGTCATATGACGTACCCTTGCCAACCACTACAGGCGTCGAACTGGTAACTTGTATTACCGGTATCTTACCTGCGGCGAACTCGGGAGCCGTCTCAGCTTGGTTATACACTTTGGCGATAAACTGACCCAAACCGTATGAGTTGCCGCTCATAGACGCCTCACGGCCGTCTGAGAGCCAACAGTCTACCTCAAAGCCTTGCTTATGGCTGTCGCTAGGTCTTGGCGTTGACTGCGACGGGCTAGGCCACGCCTGCCAGTCTCTTACGCCGACATCGATGTGCAGCCACCCGAAGGCAACGTTTTTGATGTCGATGGCAAAACCCTTCTCCATATCAATGGGCTCGTCGCCTCCCTCGGCTTTCACCCACCACTTATTCTGTGGCAGATTTGAGCGAATAAAGTTTGATGATGCGGTACTCTCCGCAGATCCAAATGAAATTGGCATATGTGTCTCCTTGACTAGTTTGCCGAAAATTTAAAAGCATATGGCGGTATCTGGAGAGTTTGCAACTCCCCGTAACCGTAACCCCATACGCCGCTCTTTTGCGCCGTCGCGTATTGCTCAAGCGCGTACTTAACCGCCGCGTTGCCCTCTTCGAGCGTGCGCCAGTCGAGTTCGTATACTCCCACTGCGTAGGGAGCCTCCTTACCTACCGCAATAAATATGAACCGGTCAATCTCGACCCCGTTCAACGTCATTACACGTCGGTAAAATTGATCTTGTATGTGGTAGCCAAAGTTGGCCACCTGACGGGCAAAGCCTTCTGGGCTCGGATCAACTGTCGTCTTCAAGTCGATCAGCGCCGCAATGTCCTTACGCCACCCGTCTGGGCGTGATCGTATGTCTACATCGTAGATGCTGTCATGCGCGAAGACGCTTGCCTCAACCGCCAGATCTCCTGACAACAAGTCTGCGGCTGCCGGATTGCTTCGCACTGCCTCGGCCATTTTCACGGCCTGCTTGTAGTCTGCGTCTGTCAACAATATTGCGCCTTCGGCATCGGCTTTCTCTTTTAAGCTTGACCACTCCTTGCCTCGTCGCGTCTCGGGACCGCACCAGACGCTCTTCTTGAGATGCGGCTCGAGCGTTAGCGTATGGACAGACGTACCCATATCAAAAGCGTGATTGTGTTTATACTCGCCGTACTTAAAGTGTGCTAGTGATTTCATGGCAATTGTCTTAGCGCCAGACGCGCTCAGAGCGTCACTGAGGTGGTACTCGGCATTTGACATTGTGTTATTGATACTCACGTTCTCCCCCTCCCGTAGAGCGCAATGAGCAGCGCCTCGGCGCGGTGCTCGTCTTTCTTTCGTTTCAGATCCGACGCCAACATCGGAAACCATTGCTGCGCGAGCCGTCGAGCTGCGTCTTTATCTTTCGGCAGGTTCAAGCTGCGCTTCCAGTTGTTTGGTGTCACAAGCGTATACGGAGAACGGCTTAACGCCGCCGTCGTGACGATCTGCCCGAAGCCGAAGCCAAGTTTAAACGTAGAGCTGACGCCCTGCTTTGGCATCGCCTGTTGTCGCTCGATGTAAATGTGGTCTACATCTGCGCTTGTTAATATGTCCATCAGCGCAACGACGTCCACGCCGCCTTCGCTGTACACCGGTAAGTCGTGAACTTCCTGCCAGTCGTCTCCGACTAGCGCGACGCCGCCAGTTCGGTAGCCGCAATCAATCCCCAATGTTAATGCTGAACTCATGCCCTTTGTCCCTTCCGTATTTTATTATTAACATCTCGATAAGTTGGGACTGGCTCATTCTCAAATTCTCACAATCCTTGCAAAGAAATTCGTAAACTTCTTTGCGTAACCTTGGACCGATTTGTTTTAGTTCCATTTGTTAACTCCGTTTTTTCTTAGTGTTAACTCGTTGTTAAAAAGAAAGCAAGGGGGCTGTTGCCCCCGTTGATATTACAAGTTGCCTGACTCGTCTGCCCACATATCAATATGCTGAATACATCTTTTTAAGGTTGGGAACATTCTCATATGATAAAGTTCACACATTTCGCTGAAATAAAAAACATTGTCAGCTCTTCCTCTTTCTAAATCATAGATGTGCCAATTAGATTTTCCGCCTAAAACTCTACGCATAATGCCATATCTGCCGTACTGGTAATTTCCTGTTTGAAGTTTTTTTGATAATTGCTTGTACATTTTACGCCTCCCTTACCCATGCGCCGTTAATACCTGAGAAACGGATGCTCTTGTTGATTTGTTTAGCTAACTTTTTAGCCTCTTTCTCGTTTTCAGCTTCTACTTCTGCAAGAACAACAACTTTTCTCTTAGCATAATCGCCGTAACCATATTCGGCGGTGTTTGGGGTTGGTTCGTATCGCTCTTCGACTATTTGGTATGTATTCATTTGATCCTCCGTTGATTCGTTATATATATACGTTAACAAAACGTTAACACATGCACAAGCCCCTTTGAGTAATTAAATTATTGTGGTAAAAGTAATTATGGAATTATCTTTGGATATGTTTGATAGCGTCATGCGTTGGGTCGTTCTGCCATTAGCAGGCGTGCTTATTTACGTATACAATCGACAGAATCAGCATCACACTGACATCGAGGTACTGAAGGCGCAACATGAGGCCAATAAGATTGCATCCGACCGCGAGATGAAAGAGATGAAGGATACCATAAAAGCAATTTTCAACAAACTAGACACTATAGAGCAAGCACTGAGAAAATAATGCTTATGGTTCTGGTCTATGTGGGGTATGCGCTGATGCTTACTCCATATGGGCCGGTTGACGTTAAAGTGTGTGTTTATAAACCCTTAGAAAATGTGTATACTGATAAAGTGATTTACCACCTCCCGTGGCAGATCTGTGCAACGTATAGGAATGTCTGATGGATCCGGTTACAATTAGTGGATGCGTAGCTCTCGCCACCGGCAGCTTTAAGGCACTCAAGGGCGCTATTTCCGCCGGCGAGGATCTAGGAAAAATGGCCGGCCAACTAAATCAGTGGGGCAAAGCGTTCTCAGATTTTACAGAGCTCCAACGGCGTGAGGAGAACCCTCCCTTCTGGAAAAAGACATTCCGAGGTAGCGACGAGGAGTCAGCGATCTTACTTTGGAATAATGAGCGTAAATTCAAGGAAATGCGAGAATCCTTAAAAAATGAAATCAGTTTTATGTACGGACCGAGCGCGTGGAAGGAAGTCTTGGCCATCGAGGCGCAGCAACGTAAAAGGCGTAAGGATGAGTTGTATCGGAAGCAGGAGCAAATAGACGCCATGATTAACTTTGCCATTGGCGCCGTAATTTTTGCAATCAGTGGCGGTATTTTATTTGTTGGTTTTTATCTATTAGGCAAGTGGCAGGGGCGTTGGTAAATGTGGTTTCTCGTCTGGATGCACTTCACTGCTTCAACTGGTAAATTTGAATACTACCAAGTCGGGACATATGGGTCTCAGGAACAGTGCGAGCTTGCTCTCCAGAAAGCGTCTGTCATGGTGACCGACAACGATATGGCGGTGCATTGCCTTGAGGTTGATAGAGATTAACGGGAAATACATAGTCATAGACGATGACGGTAAAATCGTTATAATAACCACGTATAAAAATATAGCGAGGAGATTTCTCCGTGGTACAGATAACCGCAAGCGCAATAGACCAACTCAAGATCCTTCCTAGACTAGCTTTTCTCTGTCAGATTATACTGACTTGGAAAGTGTGTCTTTGGTACATGAGTTTGGGAGTAACAGCGACAACGCAGCAAACAACTTTTGTAAGCATAGTCGTTTCTAGTCTTTCCGCCTCGTTTGCATTATGGCTAGGCAAAGAAGCAAAAACAGATAGGATGGCTCCATGATTAACTTAGTAGAGAAGCTCATCGGCCCCGTGGCCGGCGTTCTCGATAAGGTTATAGAGGACAAAGACCAAAAGGCTTTACTGGCTCACGAGATAGCCACGATGGCGGAGCGACACGGCCAAGAGGTTATGTTGGCTCAGTTAGAAATAAACAAAGCCGAAGCGGCCTCTGGATCAATCTTCAAGGGCGGTTGGCGCCCTGCCGTGGGATGGTCATGTGCCATAGCTTTTGCATATCACTTTGTATTGCAGCCAGTATTGATATTTGGATTGTCGTATGCCGGTTTAGAGACGCCGCCACTGCCAGAGTTTGACATAGGAACACTGCTACCAGTTCTAGGCGGTATGCTCGGCATCGGCACATTACGCACTTACGAAAAACAGAAGGGACTGACAAAATGACAACTACTATCGCTTTATGCCTGCTCACCGCCGTCACAATTAACACGGCAGCAAATGTATATCGTTTATACTTGGAAATGAAAAAATGAGCGACGCGCTAAAACTGCTACAGGAAAAGTGTGGCTGCAAACCAGATGGCTCATTTGGCCCTAACACTGCCAGAGCCATTGCACAGCATTATGAGCTCGCACCAGAGCGCGGAGCGCACCTAATTGGCCAAGTGATACACGAGAGCGGTTCTTTTCGCTATGTTCGGGAGAATTTAAGCTACTCTGTGGAAGCTCTGATGAAGGTATGGCCAAGCCGCTTCCCCAGTCCGACGGAGGCAGAGCCATACGCACGCAATCCGAAGAAATTAGCTGAGAAAGTTTACTCGGGTCGGATGGGTAATGTTGAAGGGTCCGGCGACGCCTCCAAATTTATAGGCCGAGGGTTTCTGCAATTAACCGGAAAAAATAACTACTCTGCCTTCGCCAATGACATGCGTATTCCGGAGATCTTAAACGATCCATCCTTGGTTGAGAAGGAATACGCCTTCGATACAGCAATTTGGTTCTTCGATAAGAACGGCTTGTTTAAGCTTGCCGACGAAGGCGTAAACGATCAGGTAATTAAGAAAATCACTAAGCGCGTTAACGGTGGCTATACTGGCCTCGACCATCGGAATAAAGAAACTAAAAAAGTCTACCAATGGCTTAGTTAGGTGTTATCAGGGTCGATGCTCATCGACTCAACGCCACGCTTAATCATTTCTTTGTGCATTGTAGCGCACGCATCAATCAGGCCAATGTAAGCTCTGACGAAGGCTTCCATCTCGTGATCGCCACGCATCCAACGATCCTGCGGCAACCCTCTTTTGGCTCTATCAATAATTTTTTCTGCTATTTCAAAATAATTAGGTATTTCGTTCATTCTTCTTTCTTTCGTTCCAGTGATGCACTCTGTGGCAGTTCGGGCAAAGAGGTATACACTTCTTAACTTCCTCATATGCTCTTGAATACTGGCCCTGATTTACAAAAGTGCTTACCTCAGTTTCTTTAATTTCTCCGTCCTTGTGGTGGAAGTCTATTAGTGCAGGGTGCTTTATTCCGCACTCACTGCAACTAAAAGTAGACTTGTATTCCAACCACTTGAGATGTCGCTTGCGTTTGTTTTTCTTATTACTCGCAATGACTCTTTCTCTGTTTTTTAAATACCACTTCCTCCCGTATTCCCTTTGGTATTCTTTCCTCCTTTGAGGATCTTTAATTGCCATACTCCGGTCGTACCCTCGGCTTAATGATGTCCTTAGACATAACATTAGTGCCTTTACAGTACAAGATTACCGTATCGTAATGCGGCTCAAACGTGTCAAACATTGCCTCTTTGCTGTAGCTACAAGCGTCATAACTTGGGAAAACGATGTTATGTGTCACCTGTTCGCCCTCGACGAAATAACTTAGCATCATAAATGTGTAATATGTAATAATCATTATTTTCCCTCCTTTTTAATGCCATGCCTCTTTATCGCAGAGTTTATCGCGGCATCTGTTTTATTTAAAATTGTTGCAATTTCGCTGACGCTGATACCTTTAGCCAACATCAACTTTATCTTGTTGGCATACGCAGTCATTGGTCGCGTCTTCCAACTGTGAGAGCCGCCTATAGCGCCGCTCTTTTGACCTGCCTTTACGCGGTCCATTGTCCCGAAGCCCCACTTTCTAGCGGCTGCTTCGCTTTCTGCTTTTGCATATTTACGCATAACTGGCAATACTTTGTACCAGTCGTATTCGTTGGCTCTTATTTTTACCATTTTAAATTCATCTTCTCTTTTAATATTGAGACGAGAGAAAGCATTTCGTTGCTGTCGTGGTATCTTAAAGAGCCTGACGCCTTCTGATCGAGCTTCATTACCTCAATCTTACGCTCGAGGCGGTTAATAATTGGAGCCACTTCCTGCATGTTAACCACGGACGGCCCCATAATATTAATATCCCACTTTGTCATTTAAACCTCCTATAATGACACAATCGTATCCAGTGCCCATGCACCAACGGCACGCGCTAACTGTCTGGACATCTTTGTCTACGACTTGAGAGTAATCCCACTCCCAATTTTTACCTTCGCCACGGCATACGCGGCAGCTATTAGTTTCATCGATTATTGCTTGCATGTTTTCCTCCTTGTGCTCTTACTGTTAACCGCAAGTTAACAATAATGCAAATAAAAAAACCCCGAGCCAAATTGGGAGGAAGCTCGGGGCTAGTTGAAGAGCCAAACAGGCAAGGCTCTTGGAGGTATCTTTTTACTACATATAGGCTTCGGTATTGAAAAACAAGCAGTATCTGGTAGTTTAAAGCATGTTAACGTCATGGAGAATAAAATGTTAAGTGAAAAAGAACAAAGTTTAATTATGCTACTTGAGCTCCCACATAGGATCTCAAACCCTCGGGCAATGATGCAAGCTTGCGAAGATGCTGCGGCAATTATTAAACGCCAAGACGCAGAGATAACCGCACTAACCGAATCATCAGCGCCAAAGCGAGCTCGCAATAGTAACGGCACGCTAAAAGCAGATGACCCTGCCACACCGGAAAACGAAGCTTGGGAAGGCGGCAAGGCGCCGAAGAAGAAGGCTAAGAAGAGGGGTTAACGCGGCCCTATTAGCGTCTGCATTGCAGGCGTTAAGCCTATCGCGCCATAAGTTCCAAATCTTTTGCCGGCTTCATATATATCCTCGGCTCTTTGTAACTGCGGCGCAGCTTGGCGTAGTTGCTGCGTTTGCTGTAGTAGCTGTGTCAGATCTTTTTGACGTGTAAGTGGCTCTGCAATTTCACCCATTAGCGTTTCAAACGCACGCTGTTGAGATGGTGTCTGCGTTGCTTCTCGGCGTAGCGCCTCAAAGGCTCCTGTAAATGGCCCACGCTCGCCCATTAGCTGCCCCATTGTGGGCTCAATTCTTTCTTTTGCAGCTTCTTTAGCCATGTCTCTTATAGCTGTTTTACTTTGTTGAGCTACTCCTGCTCTCATAGACATAGCAGAGTAAACTTCATCTAACTGACGCAAAAATGGAGTTGCGTCGTCGCCAAGTATTATGCCTATTTTCTCTTTTGATGCTCTACTTAGCATATCTTTTAGAGGTTTAATCATCTCACGGGCGTCTTGATTTGGATCTGTTAAAGATGACTTCGCATTAGCCATCATTTCGTCAATTTGGCCTCTTAATCCTTGTTTCAAGCCTGTTAGCTCTGATTTACTCATACCGTCTACAATTTGCTGTACTTCGTATCGAGTTGTTTTTGGGTTAAGCATTTTTGATCCAAAGTCTATCGCATCACGTAGGCTAATCACGTCTCCGGCAATATCTCTGGCCGTTTTATATTGTGGGACTATTTCATCTAGTGTTTTTCGTATATCCCCAGATAACGCTCTTAGCACGCCCTTTTCCTCTGGAGCTGCGGTAGGCGATACATCTTTTAGGGCTCTGGTAATGTAATCAATTTGCCTTACATCAGGTAAGGTCTCAAAGCCAATAACATTGCCGGCGTCATCTAATTGAGTTAGAATCTGTCGTGATGGCTGCCCTTCTAGCCTCATAAGGCGTTCAGCTCTGGCTATTACGTCGCTATCCAATCTTCCTAGCAGCTCTTCAAGTTTGCGCCCTTGTGAAGTGGCATAATCTATTGGCGCTTGATAAGCCTTATCGTATTCAGTGCGTCTGACCGTTGCGGTACCTTCCATAAGCAAGTCTTGTAACTGTTGGGCAGCCTGCGGCCCACCTAAAGATACGTCAAGCAAGTCGTTGAACTGAGAGCCTGCTAGTCCTGCAACTTCTTCAATATTCTGTCGCGCAATGGCTGCGCCTTCGCTAGTAGATGAAGCCGCCAAGTCTAACAGATTTCGTGTCGCCGGTCCCATTTGGCCAAGAGATCCGTAACGCCCTGCACGCTGCAAGTTAGCTGCGGCTGTCGGAGCGTCCATGCGAGCTGCTTCGCTTATCAACCCTAGCGCCTGCTCTTTTGCACCTATTTCTCGTCCAATTTCACGCGCAGGAGCTGACACCTGACGCCCTCTAATTTTACCGCCTATTGCGCCAATAGTCGGTCCCAGTGGCCCGAGCACTGCGCCTGCTCCTGTTCCGAATAGTGCTTGCTGCCTAGCGGCTTCCTCACGCTCTTGAGGCGTACCCCCTTCGCCGTAACCGTATATTGCGCCCTCCAAACCCCCAACGCCGGCTCCAAGGCCAATTCCTGTTGCTACACGGCTTAGTAAAGAAGTGCCGAGCGGAGTAACAGATATTGCAGGAGCAGCTATAGCCGCAGGAATAGCGGTTGCCACGCCTACGCCTGCTCTTGATAATCCGGTTGTAACTGGCGCTACTATCTCTCGGGCTTCTTGTGCCGCTCTTGTTGCCTGAGCAGCCTCTGGACTAAACTGCCCTATGATCTCGTCGATATATGAACCAACAAATGGTACGCCTTTTATTGCGCTTGCAGCTCTTGCCGGTAACTCACCTACTTGGCTAATAATATCTTTAGCCATAGACGTTTTGTAGACTTCTCCGGCTTTACCGCCTGCGGCTCGTATTTCTGCTATACGTGCAGGGTCTGATGTAGCGTACCCATCAGTAACGTAAGTCTCTTGACCAGTTTGTGTGCTTTTTAGAATACGGCCGCCATCATCAAATTGCTCAACAATTTCAGCGCCAGTTGGCGCAGGCTTGAGGCGTTGCTCGAGCGCCATGCCATCCTCAATTAACGCTTCTGCCGCTTCTATGTCTCCTGCCTCGTAAGCTGCCTTTGCTGCTTTACGATAATCCTCTACAGTGTATTCTGCCATTCTAACCGCCTAGCCATTTTTGTTTTCTTTCGCTTAAAGCTCCTGCCGCGCCAGTTGTTGGCTCGTAAAAAGTGTCTGGCGGAATATTTTCCCCCATAGATCTACGTCTAGCAATATCAGTATAAAATCTAAGCTCGGATAGTGCGGCTCTGAAGTCTTCTGGTTTTTGAGTTGTAAGCAACCTAGCGCCTGCTTCTTCAGCCTTTTTACCTTCTAGCTCTGTAATTTGGCCTCCGCCTTTTAAGCTTTCAAATGCGTTTAGGAATACGCCACCTTTAATTTTGTCTAAAACGCCTCTGGCTACTTGTGCATCTGGCAGCAATGCGCCTAATCCTAGAGTCTCAAGAGCGCCTGTTGCTATGCCTTTTACACCTACAATCTGATCGAGACCTTCAAGACCTAATAAGTTATCAATATCCGCCATCATCGCCGTAGCTTTTGAGGCTCCTGACATATTAGACTCTTGCCTTTCAATATTACCAAGAAGAATGTTTGCAGTGGGGGCGTCTATAAGTTGGCCAGTGAGGGCGCTCATAATTGCGTCACGTTGTTGCGTAGGGCTGCCTGCCGCGCCTGCGCCGCCCATACCCATGCCGCCCATAAGATTACCCATAAGCTGACGCCTAGCTGCTACCGCTTGGCGCTTACGCTCCATGTCGGCACGCTCTCTAAAGCCTGTTAGTGTCCCAGAAAATGCTGTGCCCTCTTTCCCTTGCAGCGCCATGCCTGCATCCTTAATTGCGGCAAATGCAAGCATTGTTCTTTGATTTTTGCTTAAATTTTCAAACGGGTCTTGTGATATAGGTTGATCAAGCAAGCTCATCATGGCGTTTGGCGCGGTTACGGCTGTCGGAGTAGGGGTGATATTCGTAAAAGAGCTTGCAGGCGGCTCAACTCGTGGCTGCACTATGCGTTCTTCCATTTGAATAGGACTAACCGGATTAGTCGCTTGAAGAGCCGTTAATGCAATGTCAGTTGTCTCTGGGTCTATTGTTGGGGTATCTCTCTTTGGCAATGTGCCAAGCCCCATCTTCTGCAAGTCTGCCGCCGTGGCTGCGTCGCCTGCCATAGCATCTATAAGGCCAAATCTGTCTATGTCATTTTGTGTTAGTATATATGCCATTTTAACTTCCTAAAAATTAAGACCTAATCCACTGCCGCCAAAAAGAGGATTAAAGATAGGTGATGCCGCGCCACCCATAGCGCCAAAGCCCATACCCAAACTTCCTAGAGTACCCAACGCAGGCCCGAGCCCACCAGTACGTGATGTCGTCGTGCCGTACCCTTGCGGCAACGCTCCGGCAGATCCAGTCAACATGCTTAACTGTGTTAACGGATATTGCTGCGAGCGCGAATACTCGTCAAATAACGCGTCAAGTTGGGCCTGCTCAATTTGCTGCGGTATAGTAGCCGCCGCCATCTTGCGTCCAAATATGTCAGTTTCGGCTCCAAGCTCGCTTAATCCAAGCTGCGCCAACTGTCCTGCGGCTCCAGTGGTTACACCTACGTCGGAAAGAAGCCTTTGCGTGCCGTAATCTAATCCACGCCCTGCAACATCAGCCTCTAGCTGCCTTACAGCAACATCTCTGGCCGCCTCTCTCTCGCCCTCCATTACGCCGCGCCTAGACGCCCCGAAGCCTGCGCCACCAAGCGCCTTAGTCATCTCGCCTGCTTCTTGGCTTCGCTGTATATCTTGCTCACGCATTAGTCTTGAGCGCGTGGGATCTAGTATTAAGTCGGTATATTCTTGCGCGTACTGGCCGCGTCTTTGCGAAAGCTCCTCCGGCGTCATTGTGGCGACGTCGCTGACGACGCCCTTGGCCGCAGCAAACTCTTCCGGAGTTTGAAACGTCTGAGCTTCGCCCAAAAGACTTTCCATAGTTGGCGTCAGCCCTGCAACGCGCTCACCGGTAAACGCCTCATATGGCCTTTCCAAGAAACCTTGTATCGCAGGAATATACGTCTCCCCAAAGAATTGCTCCATCATCGGGTCCATTGTCGTTTTTTCAGTTTTGGATGTTCCCATCAGCTCAACTCCATTTCGTAATGCGTGTAAACTTCTCTAAAGTCTGAATTGTCTACGTATTTCTCAAATCCTTTGCGGCCGTCTGCCTCGATGCCATCTAACTTAGCGTCAATCGCCAACTTCTTAAAAAGGCTTATTGCTTCGTTCATCCATTGCCTCATTCTCGTGCCGCCTATAAACTCTATCTTTAACGTCGTTCTCTGAGGGTGCTTGACGACGCAAGTTGTCACGGCCGCCGTTAGCTTGTCCTCCAAGTGGATTAGCCATAAGACCGACCCACCTGATCTAATGTCGTCCTCAACGTCTTGCATTGTGACGTTGTGAGACTGCCTCGCTATCGCCGGTGCGAGTAACTCCATTGCGTCGTTCATCACGTCTCTGAAGTTTTCCTTCATCACCGGAAGAATATTTACGCTCGGCTTTGTTTGCAATTCTATAACATTATTATGCATTTGGCTAGTCAGGTTTCTGCGGCCACGACGGGCTGCTTGGATCTGTTGTCGTTGACGGTAAATCTCTGAGCTGTTGACGGTATGTCGCCCACTCGGACTTCTTGGTATCTGATAACGGGCTGTCGGGTGATTGCGTCCAGTCTGACGCAGATAACATGCCGTCTCTTTGCTGCCTAAACAAAACTAAATCCATGTTTTGGCTCTCTGAGACTAGTTCTTCATCAGGCTTTAGAACTAGCGTTTTATCTACAACTTTGTAATTTTCAACGTCTATAGGCCAATCTACTAAAAGTTCAAATTCAGTGCTTGCGTCTTGAATATCTGAAAAAGAATTATCACTTACTGCGCCGCAACGTAAAATCTCACCATCTAAATTATATATTACGTAGCTCTTCATGCTATCTTTCCAGTTTTAACACGTTTACGCGAAGGCCGTTTGCTTGTGCAGAATTTGTCGCAGTATTATTTGTTTTAAATCTAACGTCTAATGTTAATGTCCCAGTTGCCGTGGCAACGAATATACCTCCATAATGAATACCTCCGTGATAATTAGTCATATTTGGGTAAATTAACGACATTAGGGAAAAAGATGCGTTATTTAAAAAAGTAGCCATTTGGAGAAAATAAGTATTAGCTGTCCAACTGGTTAAATTAAAATTAGGAGTTTCTGTAGAAATATAAAATTTATCTCCTGCGCTTGCAGAAATACTTTGGCTGAATATAGTAGCGCCCCATGTTCCACTGCTGCTCGCATAACAGCTAGAGGCTGACGTAAAATACCTATCTGAAGACGAGACGGCACTAGCGGCAATTTGAGTTGTATTTACGCCTCCGGCCTTAACAATTAGGTTGCCGCCGCTTGTGCTAATTGTAGTGCCGTCAACGTTTAATCTGTCGGCATTAATTGTTCCGGCTGTAATTACGTCTGCATCTAACGTCTTGATACTGGCTGACGTAATAAACGCATTATCCATATAAACGCCGGCAGGGACGCTTACGCCGTCTACGGTGCGTGATGACGTATACACCTCAAACGGAGCCGTAGGCGTTGCCGATCCGCTCGTGTCAACAATTTTAAACGCGTCAGCCGTAACCGTAAAAACGCTTGTAGGCGTGGCATTGTTTGCCGTGCTAATTAACCCGAAGCCAGACACATGGTTATTATTGTTAATTTTTACGGCATACTTACCCTCGATGCCGTTTATGGAGCTTGCATTTGTGGAAATGCTTGTCGTGTTCGTGCCGACAGTTGTGCTTAACGTAGTTACGCTAGACGATAACGCTGTGACCTCGCCGTCGAGCGTCGTCACATTAGTAGACAAAGTAGACACCGCACTTGCAGTGGCAGACAAACCGGTTGACGGGTCGTCTACAGCCGTTTGCAGCGTGCGTACTGTCTTCTGGTTTCCCGAATCATCTGTGAATATGAGATCTCCGGCTCCAAGCTGAATGTTTTCGAGCTTTCGATGCGTTAGAGCTAATTCTTCCTCGAGAATACTGTTACGTATATTCTCGAGCTTGTAGTCATACTCTGGCCCTGCAACTGGCAGCTTTCTCATCTTTTACTACCCTGCCTGACGTCTACACGCATATCCCCTACGCGCCAGTCGCTATTCTTGGCCCCCGTGACTTTCATTTTAACCTGACGGCCAGTGAACCTCACGTCTGTTTCTGCGGTTAGCGTAAAAGGACCGTGCGTGCTTTCAGAGGCGTTTGGGTATAGTCTGCTCGTAAAAGTTGCCGTAACGTCACCCAAATTACGCTCATCCGGTATCAACCGGTTTACGACGGCTAAGTTATCTCCTTTACCAATCTCTATTGGCCCCGTCTCCGCAAATGGGGAACTGCCATCGTAATCCCAACCAACCTCGTGATCGTAAATGTAGCCGTCGTAAGATGCCATGATCGGAGCGCCGAATATTCCGCCATCAGACCCTGCCGTGCGGTTTAAATCGCCAAATGTCCAAGTGTTATTTCGATAGCTCCAAGAGACGTACTTATTGCACTCGTTGCTGTCTCCACTTGGGTACAGCCACCAGACCTCGCCGTGCTTACCGTTATTAAATGCAGCTACCTTAGTTATCTGGCTTTCGTTTAAATTGCGGAAGACAAAGTCTGCGACGGGGCTATCTAATGGCCTCACTGCGCCATCGTATATCCAGAAGCCGTCTCTGCCCATCCACACGGCCCCAACGTCAACCTGAGTTACGCACGCCGTTGATGCCGCTCCGCATCCAGTGCCAACCCGATCAAATCGATATACGAAGGGCTGCCCTATATAGGTCGCTAAATGTGCGTCGATGTCTGTCAGTATTAACGTACCGCCTCGTATCTTTGTACCCGTAACAATCTTACCATTAGTAGACAGTATCTGGTTGCCGGCTTGATTTGTAGACGCAGCCGTCCACGTCGTATTATTTTCTTGGTCGCACCAATCGATCCTGCGCGGATCGTTTTGAGCTCCAAGGGCAAATATAACACGTTCTTCCGTAACGATAACACCGTCGCATCCTACGGGTGCATTTGATATTACGGAAGCCGTTCCCGAGGTTAAGTCCCACTCGAATATCCGGCCATCGTCTGATAATACACCTACAAGATACTCCCCCCAGTTGTCCAAGCTCCAGACAGACGCAGGAGTTACGAGCGTCGCAGATACCTCAGACCTTGGCACTCCGTATGCCTCTTCGCCATAGTTTCCAACGCCATACCCAACAGACCCAGTTTGGTCTGCTACTCCTGCGTTTAAACCTGTAGGAGTTATGTCGCTTAATATTAACCCTGCCTCAAGTGCGTATAACTTTTGGTGTGTTCCAACGGCAACCCAACGCGTGCCGTCGTTTTCTCTCCAAGTATGTATGGCTCTCGGTATACCCGTAAGTTGGTTGGTAACGCGCTTACGCCACCCGTTAATCGGCTGCAAGACACCATTATAAAAACGGACGAGTGACATATCTCTCCACCTTCCGCCTGTTTCGTACTCTGTGCCATTGCGTACCGCGCCGGCCGGTATATCTAATTTAACGAGAGGCATTTATGCACCTATCCAAATACTACGACATTAACCATTGTTAAATCCACACCGGCTCTACTATCGTTTGTAGTATAAACGTTTACTTCAGTTGTAGAGCTTGGGTATCCTCCGTGAAAACGAACTCCCCCGACCGAGTCGGCAGTCATAGCGTTAACCATCACAGCGTAATTAGTATCAGGCATGGCCGCCGAAAGGGTTACAGTGTAATTTCCTGCGGCATTTCTTGTTACGCTCGCAACATTTTGGCTGCCTCGCACTGTCGCCCCACTAGATGAGCCTTCAAAGTTTACCCACGCTCGAGCGCCGTAATAAGGAGCGGCGCCAGAAGTCTTGGTTATACCGCTCGCGTCAACATAAGCCTTGATAGACTGTTGAGTTGCTAAAGACGTGGCGCTACCAGATGTCATATCGTCTTCATCTTTAATGTCGGCAATAGTCACTGTGCCGTCAGTAAGGCTGCCAAATGAGACTGTACCGGTCGTCGTGATGTTAGAAGATCCGTTGTCAATCGCCCCAAAGCCAGACGTAATGCTGCCGCTATTTAATGCGCCTACAGAAGTA